AACTCCAGTTTTTCAGACATTTGCTGATACTCAAGGAATGCTGTGAACTCTTCCTCAGGCAACTCTAGGGTGTCATTCAGGAGTGCGTAGGCTCGCTGATGGATGAACTCACGAGAAGCAAAGGCTGTAAGCATCGCCCTGATCTCATTGTTCTTAAACTTGGGTATATAATACTCAAGGTAGTTTGTCCCGACTGCAACGTCAGTCTGCGTGAACAACCGCAGAATTTGGGTGATGTGGTTCTTTTCGGTTTGCGACAGTACGTCGGACTTCCAGTGGTTAACATCGGTTTGTAGCTCCAGTTCATCCTCGATCCAGTGAATACGCTCATGCTCTGTAGCGTAGGTGACTGCCCAAGGGTATGAAAAAGGCTTATAACTTTTGCTCTGTTCCAGCAAGCTCATAATTCATATTCTCCAGTTCATGTTGATTTTGATATATGACATTCATCAAATTATTGTTATGGTATATTAAACGATCTACTTCATCTTGTAAAGCTTTAAAGTGATCATAGCAGTCATTCATTAACCGTTTGTTAAAAGGATCGGAGTCTTTGATCAACTCCAATCGCTTAATTAAATTTTCAGTTTGACTTTTCAAGAACTTTAATCTCCAGTTCCAACCCGATGATCTTCGCATGTAACTTGCGAGCCTTCTCCCATTTCTTGTTGCATTGAGCCTTCAATAATTTCAACCACATCTTCTTTAGTCGTGTGTTTAAGCTCATACCCTTCCTCCTTATCAATAGCCATCTGTAACAACCGTGTAAGCCCTACTTCTACTAGCAACCGTGTAGCCTCTACATCTGTTTCAATCTCTAGGTTAGCAGACCCGTCTTCATTCTCTTCCAAGCGTTTCACTTGGATAATTCCGGTTTCCATATTCTCTCCTTTGCACAGGAATACTATGCATAGATAATTACATTTTATGTAATGTATTCCCGTTTTTCTGCGGATACTATCCCTGACAACTCACACAGACTTCATCGTCTTCAAAGTCCTTCAGGGCGTTACGATCTACCTTAGTGCCGACTTTCTCCGCTGTAACACCTGCAGTCGTGCGTAGATAGTATAGTCCTTTAAGCCCTTCCTTCCACGCCTTGAGATGTACCTGATTGACAATAGCCTTATCCGTACCCGCAGGGAAGAACACATTAACGGATTGTCCTTGGCAGATGAACTCCTGTCGCTTTGCCGCATGTTCCACAACCCATGTTTGGTCAAGTTCAAACGCTGTCTTAAAAGTATTCCTCTCGTCATCGGATAGGAACTCCAAGTGCTGTACAGAGCCTTCATTTTCAAGAATACTTTGCCATACCTTCTTGGTGTTCTGATTATACTCATCTAAGACCTCTTCCAAGTACGTATTGCGAACAGTGTGACTCCCAGCCCTAGTACGATGCACGTAGCAATTTGATATACGGGGTTCAATACTAGCAGAACACCCACATAAGATACTAGAATTAGCGTTAGGAGCAATAGCCAACAGATGCATATTTCTAACACCATAACCCACCCCATCAGGACATTCAGAACGCTCCACAGCGAGTGAGTAGGTAGCCTCGACAGCTTGGGCTTTGATGTCTTTGAAGATGTTGTAGTTTTCACTAGCCGCTTGCCAACTTTCCCACGCTATGCCTTTGCTTTGGAGGTAGCCGTGGAAGCCCATTGCTCCAAGACCGATCGAACGCTCTCTGTATGCTGAGTAGACAGCTTTTCCCAGTTCTTCTGGTGCGTTGTCGATAAAGTATTCAAGGACATTATCCAAGAATCGCACAAGGTCTGAAACCATGCCGCTTGCTCTCCACTCATCATAGTATTCAAGGTTGACTGAGGAGAGGCAACAGACTGCTGTGCGTTCTTCATTTGTTGCGAGATGGATTTCGTTGCAGAGGTTAGACCCATTAATTGACAATCCAAGTTTTCTTTGAGCTTCCGGTAAGCCTCGTCTGGCTGTGTCGATAAAGTTAAGGTAAGGACTGCCAGTTCTGAAGCGAGCTTCAAGGATTCGTTGCCATAGTTTGCGAGCTTTGACTGTATCTCGGACAAGTCCTGTATGCGGGTCTGTAAGGTTCCAATCGGTATCATTGATTACACTCTCCATAAATTCGTCTGTGATGTTCACAGCATTAAATAAATTAAAACACTTGCGATTGATGTCGCCACCAGTCGCCACTTTAAAAGAAATAAATTCTTCGATGTCAGGGTGTGAGACATCTAAATAGGCGGCATAACTACCTTTTCTTGTCTTTCCCTGCTTGTACGCTGTCATCTGTGCGTCCACTACTTTCATGAACGGGATCGGGCCGGGGGCTTTGTCGCTGATCCCTCGGACACTTGACCAATGCCCACCCACACCGCCGCCCTTTACGGAAAGCCATGCTACTTCACCATTATGTTCAATAAGGCTATCAAGATTGTCCCCCACGTAAGTAAGGAAACAACTAATAGGCAAGCCCCAATTGTCTCGACCATGTTCAGGTGCGTTCGACAGCACAGGTGACGCAAACATAAACCAACCTTTACTAGCATAGTCATAAATACGTTGCGCAAAATCGAGATCACCGCCACAGTAGGCCACACTAGCACGAGCAAAAGCCTCTTGAGGGGATTTTTCATGGTCGAGCATATAGTAGTCTTGCATAAGTTTAATTGCTTGGTCACTGAGGCGAAAGTCTCTTTCATAATCAATCGTTATCCCAAGGTGTGTTGTCATCGAATTGGCTCTCCAGAGTTTCGTATTGTTGTTCGATTAAGTCACCGCATCGGTTGACAAGATCTTCTGATGTTAACTCTAAGAGTTCTATCAAAGTCACTTCATCAACCGTCATTAGTTTCTCTTTGAGTTCTTCAAGGGTAAGCATTATGCGGAACCTTCCATTTTACAGTAACTCAAGGAGTTTGTCAATATAGTGTCGAGCTTTTTCGACATCAATCTTACCGCCTTTCTCAGGATATCGTGCTATGTATTTGATAACATTACCACGAATGTATCCTTCAAACTGTTCTTCAGACATTACAGCCTGCATAAAATCCCACGGCTGAATAGACTTTGACGTATAATGTTCACCTGCTACTTGATGATTGCGAGCAAACGTACAGTCAAATTCTTTCGCCATTTCATTTAAATCAATCACTTCTTACGCTCCTCTTTTGTTTTCTTGTCATGGCACGTCTTACAAAGCACTTGTAAGTTGTCAGCTTCACAGAATAGATTCTTCACGAAGGCCGGTAGATCCGTGTATTTGGTTAGTGTGCCTGCTGGTTTGATATGATCTACGTTTACTTCTGTAGACTTGTACGTCTTCTTACAGCTAGCACATGTATACACCCAGCGTGTACGCTTGTCTGTGCCTTTGTACGGAGACTTCGCCGCATCCATCACCTGATACCGCACAGGATACTTAGTCCAAGCCCTACGTAGTGCAGAACGAATGAAGCTAAAGTATCTGGCGGTAGTCCAAGTGTTGCCTGCTTTGTTCTTTACTCCTCTGGTCATACAACAGCTTCTACAGGCGGTGCAAACGCATCGTCTGATGTACGAAGCATGTAAAGCAAGTGTGCATTCTCTACGGCTCGTTCGTGGCCTAGAAGCTCAACACAGACATCCCACATTTCGTGTTCTGTTTTCCCTGTGAGGAGCTTCTCAGCCTTCTTCTCACCTATGCCCTTCACACCTACAATATTATCAACCCGGTCGCCTGTAAGCATTTGCTTATAGAATCTGTACAAACCCTCCTCCTTTGTAATCCTGTACAGATCTTTACGAACAAAGTTGTAATGCCATCCTGCCACTTGATCAAGATCTTTGTCTAATGAAACAATCACACTAGACTCTCCTAACTCAGTGGCCCGGATCGCTAGCATATCATCTGCTTCCATGTTCTCAGATACTTTTGCCTTCCATGACAACTCCAAGTATTCACGCAACAGATGATAATGCACTGGCTTTTCGGTCTTTGCACGATTGCCCTTGTACGGCACTGTGACAGCCACATCGTTGCGGAAGTTGGTCTTACCAGTTAGATGTAGCTCCCATGTCTGAACTTTCGGCAGGTCAATCAGCAACAAGTCTTCAAGGAATGTCGCCATCGTTCTGATGGCAACGTCCTTTGATTCATTGTTGGTTGCAAAACCAATCCGGTAGTTCAGGATGTCAGCGTCGATAAGAGCGTGTTGCATCACAAGATCTCGTCGTCGCCATCATCCATGATGACTTCTTCGACAGGCGCACCAGCAGACTCATATTGCACGAGGTCTGTGATAACAAACTTGTTAAGAGAAGCACTGCGACCTGCTTTGTTCTTCCAGTTCCAGTCATAGAAACCGACCAGTGCGATGGCTTGAGAGCCGTTACCAATTGGCACGTCTTCAAGGATTTCCCCATTAGCATCGTATGCACGAATAGGGTTGGTAGACTTACAGGTTATGAAATAACCCTTACCGTCTTTTTGATTGACTGTCAGCCCCATAGACTCTAGGGCAGAAACAGCACCATCGGAAAGATTGCACAAGTCAACCTGATAACGGTCAGACATCTCGTTCTTACGGTTGAGGTATGCCCACATTACGTCGGCTTTGATTTTTACACGTTGTGTGTCATTCATAGTCATTCTCCTTACTGGTGACTAAAGTAATATTATACACTATGTTTAGTGTGTTTGGAACCAATTTTTTCCTATTTTTGATTCTGCTTCTATTGGGCAACGTATTGCCAAAGCATTCCCTGCAGTTGTAGCGGCTTCACACATGATTGCCGCAACTTGTTCGCCATATCTCTCCTCTGTTTCAATTTGTATTTCATCATGTACGATAGCAACTTGTTTGACAGGGATGCGTTGTTCCCTAAAAACTTTATGCGCTTCGATACACCACTGTTTTGCAATAATAGCACCGCATCCTTGAAGGAGGCTGTTAAGTGCGGCGTGTTCGGATCTGACCAGTATTCTTCGACCATCAATGCCCGGTACATACCCTTTTGTCGCCACTTGCGAAACCTTCTCCATAAGCTGTTTGAGCTTAGGGGTGTTAGCATAAAAACGAAATAAGATTTCATTCCCTTCTTTCGCTCCGCCTCCAACGATACTGCCAACTTTGGCTGGGCCTGCCCCATAAAGCACTGCATACTGCAGGGTTTTAGCTTGCGGCCTTGTAAGACCCGCCGCATCGGCGTTCTTCTGATGGATGTCGCCATTCAACAATTCCTCTTGCCATTCTTCATCTTGCATGTAATGCGATAAACATCTCAATTCTACCCCAGAAAGGTCTGTACCTACTAACACGTTGCCGTTGTCAACAGTCCACAAACTTCTGATTTCTTCTCCATACGGCTTAGTTACACTAGGCACTTGTCCTAAATTAGGATTTCTATGCGCCATACGTCCAGTAATTGTCCCTTGTGTGATGACACCGCCATGTACACGATGAGTGGTTTTATCGACATGTTTTAACCATGAGTCGATCATGCCGACACGTTTCTGAATCATTAGATATTCTGCAATCAGTTGTGCTTGCGGGATATCAATATCTTCTAGTGTGCCTTCATCGACGATAGGCTGGCCTTTCTCCGTGTGCTTGTTAGGTACCCAGCCAAGGCTCATTAATCGCTCTGCAATCTGCTTACGTGAAGCCAGATTAAACACTGTCACCTTGTCTTTTAGACGCTTCCCTGTTTTCTCCGACCAGCGTTCTTCAGTAATTGGCGGAAATACAGCCTGTACTTCATCTTCAATAACGCCCATTCGATCTGACAGTTTAGCTCGTAATAGCTCACACGCATCAATATCCAACTTAAAGCCGTTTTGCTCTTGTTTACGACAAAGCACAGCAATGTCGTGTTCAAGCTTGATACTTTGCTCAGAGTTCTTCCAAGCTTTAAAGCCTGCCATAAGGTGCTTGTAGAGCTTGGTAGTGAGCTTAACGTCTTGGATGCAATACTCCTGCATCTCTGGCGTAAGCCCGCCATCAAAGTCTGCAAAGGCAAAGTCAATTTTATTATCTTCAAGTCTCTGTCCCCATGCTTTCAGGCTGTGGCCTCCGTCGATGACGGGGTTCAAAAGCCTTGAAAGTATCAACGTGTCTACCGCTTTCGATTTCGGTATCCCAATGTTCCAAACTTTCCGCAACACTGGTGCATCGAAACCAATTAAGTTGTGACCGATGATTTGATCGTATGCCTTTACCAGTGGAGCCAAAGTTGATGCTTCTGTATGACATTGTACTTCTCCTGTCTCAACGTCCTGTGTCACTGCTAACCAGATCAAGTTGTGGGTGCTGTTCGTCTCGATATCGAGTATAAGTTGTTTCATCTCTATGTGCCTGAAAAGTGCATTTACGTGTGTTTCTGTCGAATAGTAGGATTTGTACGCCTAGTTCTACCTGACGTTCTGTACGTCTCCTGCCATGCTGTAAACTATCAGTTGTCTCATCATGCTTTGTTTTCACATCGACTAAGAACATTTTACCATATTGATCCATGACAATCAAATCAACAGGGCCGTCGCATCCGCAATTACGGAACACTTCATAGCCCTGATCCCACAACCATGTCACAGCATAGTATTCTGCGAAGTCACCAATCCGATTGTTTGAGAAGCTATCTGGTAAAGTCATAGAGCATCCTCGTCAGGTTCGTGTATCTCCGTCATCCTGCCTGTCTCAAGGCTATACAGCAACGCACAAGCCTTACCGGTAGTTCCACTAAAACGATTCTTTAAGACACGGACATATGTTGTATTACGTTCCTTGATGTCGTCTGCCTGACCATTACGTTCTAGTCCAATCACCATGTCTGAAAGCTGTGCAATCGAGCCAGAGCCACGTAGCTGTGCTAGGCTTGTCGCCGCACCCTCTTCATGACCTTTAGTGTCAGGACGTTTAAGGTGTGACACACAAATCACAGAGATGCCAGTTTCCTGTACTAGCATCCGTAGCTTGGTCATGATTTCGTCGATTGCCTTTCGCTCATCGCCATTAGATTGTGCGCTGACAATGATGCTAATATGATCGACAAACTCATAACCACATCGAGCCACCTTGGCAAGATACCGTACACGATTGACGATATTATCAACTTCGCTGGAACGGTAATGATCAGATAGAAACACACG